GACAAAAGAAGTGTTCAAGACTTCTATGGAAATTGACCAGCGTTGGGTGGTACAGCATGCAGCAGACCGCCAACCATGGATTGACCAAGCGCAATCGTTAAATGTATTCTTTAGACCAGATAGTCACATTAAGTATATTCATGCTGTTCACTTCATGGCTTGGAAACAAAAACTTAAAACTATGTACTACTGCCGTAGTGATAAAATTGCCAAGGCAGATAAAGTATCAAAACGAATTGAACGAGAAATTATTAAAGAGATTAATTTACATGACCTGACAGAAGGCAACGAATGTCTGGCATGCGAGGGATAATATGATAACTAAAACAAAATCAAGACTAACAGATACAAGAGATTCCTTTAAACCATTCAACTATCCATGGGCATATGACGCATGGTTAAAACATGAACAGGCACACTGGTTACATTCAGAAGTTCCAATGGCTGAAGATGTCAAAGACTGGAAAAAGAAATTAACAAATGAAGAAAAGCAGTTCCTTACTAATATTTTTAGATTCTTTACTCAGGGTGACATTGATGTTGCTGGTGGTTATGTTAATAATTACCTTCCCTATTTTCCTCAGCCTGAAATAAGAATGATGCTAATGGGTTTTGCAGCAAGAGAAGCATTACATATTGCTGCGTATTCTCACTTGATTGAAACGCTAGGGTTGCCTGAAACAACTTATAATCAATTCTTGGAATACCAAGAGATGAAGGATAAGCATGACTATGTACTTGATATTTCTAGTCGCAATGGTACTATCGCTAGTACTGCTGAGCATATTGCTGTTTTCAGTGCCTTTACTGAAGGCATGCAGTTGTTTAGTTCTTTTATCATGTTGCTTAACTTTCCTCGTCATGGAATCATGAAGGGTATGGGACAGATTGTTACATGGTCTATTGCTGATGAAACAATCCACGCTGAGTCGATGATTCGTTTATTCAAGGAATATGTCAAAGAGAATCCAGAGATTTGGAATGACGAACTAAAGGGTAAAATTTATACAATCGCTGAAAAGATGGTTGAACTAGAAGATAAGTTTATTGATCTCTGCTATGCTAATGGTGACATGAGAGAACTATCTGCAGCTGATGTTAAACAATACATTCGTTACATTGCTGATCGTAGATTGATTGGTCTTGGAATGAAGGGTGTATTCAAAGTTAAAAAGAATCCACTACCATGGGTAGAGGAAATGATTAACGCACCAATTCACGGAAACTTCTTTGAGAATCGTGTAACCGACTACGCCAAAGGCGCACTGTCTGGTGACTGGGGTGATGTATGGGGGAAAGCAGCATGACCACAAAACACTTCGAATGCACAGAATGTAATACTGAAGGTAAGATTATTATTAAGGGTAATGATACCCAATTAGAAGACATCGTATATTGTCCTGTCTGCTCTGCCGATATATATGAAGAGGATGACTACGATGAGGAAGACGAGTGACATGGCATTATAAAGGTGAAGTATACGATGGCGAAGATATTGACAAATGGTCTGGCTTCGTATACCTTATCACCAATCTTGCAAACGGCAAGAAATACATTGGGAAAAAGTTGCTTTGGTTCTCAAAACAGCGTATAATAAAAGGCAAGAAGAAACGCACCAAAGTAGAATCAGACTGGAGAACATACTGGTCCAGTTCTGAGGATGTTAAAGCAGATGTTGCAGAACTCGGTGAGGGAAACTTCAGGCGAGACATTCTGCATTTCTGCCTAAATAAAGGTTCAACATCATATCTTGAAGCAAAAGAGCAGTTCCTTAATGAAGTTTTAGAAAAACCAGACGAATGGTATAATGGACAAATTCAATGCAGGATACACAGATCACATATCAAACAAGTAAGCAAATGACATTTTTGCTGTATTTTACAGCGATAGCACTGTCAGTAGTTTCAGCGTATTATTCAATCGCTGGTTTGGCTGCAATTTTTGCTGCAGCAATGATCCCTATTATCGTTATGGGTGGTGTCCTTGAGTTCGCCAAATTAGTTGTTGCATCTTGGCTTTATAGGTCTTGGAAATTTGTTCCGTTGTTGATGAGAGGATATTTTACTATCGCTCTTATTATTTTGATGTCTTTAACTTCCATGGGTATTTTTGGATTCTTGTCTAAGGCACACTTAGATCAAGCAGTACCTACTGGTGAAGTTGCTACAAAGATAGAAATAATCGACCAAAAAATTAAAACGGAAAAAGAAAATGTCGAGGCAGCAAGAGGACAACTCAAACAGATGGATGCTCAAGTGGATCAAACGATGTCAAGATCGGACGATACCAAAGGAGCAGAGAGATCTTTACAGATTAGACGAGGACAGCAAAAGGAAAGAGCCACACTACTTACTGAGATTGGATCAGCTCAAACCAGAATCGCCAGATTAAACGAAGAACGAGCACCGATTGCTGCAGAACTACGAAAAGTGGAAGCAGAAGTTGGTCCAATAAAATACATTGCAGCATTGCTTTATGGAGACAATCCTGATCAGGGTATTCTCGAGAAGGCAGTACGCATTGTTATTATTATGATTGTTATTGTATTTGATCCGTTAGCAGTTCTATTATTAATGGCAGCATCAATGCCAATCAAAAAGGAAGAAAAAAATGAAAGTCCAACCAGCAGCGAAGAAGGCTCCAGCCAAGAAGAAGACAACAGTAGCGAAAAAAACCACTACGAAGAAGACAAAAACAACATCGACAGAATTAAAGAAAGATTCTTCAGAAGATTTGGTGGTCCAGAGCCAACCAGTACAAGAGTTGAGCCAACCACAAAACCTACAGTGGAACAACGAGCAACAGAAAGCATTACCATCATCGGAGACGACATCGATCCCAGTGCAGGAGTCAGAGTCGAAACCACAGACCTTAGCACCACACCAGTGGGTTTGGAAGAAGGTAAAGAACCTGATTGGCAAATAAACCCTCCACCAGCTGAGGATTTAATGAGGGGATTTGATAGACATCTAACAGATACCCCATTAGATACAGATTCAGCTGGTAGATTAACTTCTCCAGTTCCACCAGATTTTATCGTAGATTGGTCAAATAAAGACGGAAAACCAAGAGCAATCCCCAAGAATTCCTAAATAGTTATTGAAATCCCAAATAATAACTATAAAAAGTAGAATGCTATGGAATGGTTCAAACTTGTCGGGGAGGTCGGTTTTCCAATTGCAGCTGCAATAGCTGCAGGATATTTCGTTTTCCTAACCCTTAAATTTATCCTAGCTGGTGTTACATCGGCAGTAAAAGGTATGGCTGGCATCATTATGGCACTCGATAAACGAGTTGCTAGTATGAATCACGATATCATTCGTATCGATACTAAAGTAAGCCATGCACTAGGTATTCCTCCAGATTTAGACAGGATTGCTAGAGCCGAGCAATCTGATGCAAGGAGAGACTAATGGGTGAAATAGTTCAAGCGATTAACAAATACGGGTTCCCGATAGTGGCAGCAGGTGGATTGGGATACTTTGTTTACTATGTGTGGCAGTGGGTAACTACTGAAATTAAACCAGTAACGAGTGAAGCAAATAATGTATTAATTGCTCTAATTGATCGTATCCGTATGTTGGATAATGACTTGATTAGATTAAATCAAAAAGTGAATGTCATCCTTTCGTTGCGCGAACAAGGACAACTTGATGATTCACAAAAAAGTAATAATACTAGCACTGATAAGTAATGTCGCATATGCATCGCCATTGCCTGACCAGTCGTTCAAATCCCCTTCCTTTAACGGAATAGGATATTCATCACATGTCCTCACCATAGAGAATCAAGAGTACACTCGCAAGGCACAAGTACAAAAAGACATACAAGCAGCATTGGATAAAGCGAAAGCCGATGCTTCAAATACGAACATTCAAAAGTTTATGAATAACTTAGAATCTCGTATCTACGCTCAAATCTCTCAAAATCTAGCAACCGCAATGTTTGCTAATGGAGGTTCAAATAGCGGAACATTAAACTTTGAAGGCAACACAATATTCTGGACCAAAGATGGTTCAAATGTATACCTACAAGTAACCGACAATGTTGGAAACACTACTAAAATAACTGTTCCACTGGGGCAGTTTATATTCCAATGAAAACTTTAATTTTATTTTCTCTGGTATTATTAGTTTCTGGATGCGCAGTTGTTCAGAAGTCGGGGTTTGAGTATAAACCAGAAGTATCACAAAACAAACTTGAAAAAGAGTTTGATGCTATACCAGCACCAGATGGTAAAAGAGTAACAGTTGCTGTTTATAGTTTTGCGGACAAAACTGGACAGCGTAAACCTACTATTGGTATTGCGAGTTTATCTACAGCAGTTACACAAGGTGCTGAAGTATTTTTAATTCGTGCGCTACAAGATGTGGGTAAGGGTGAATGGTTTGATGTAGTTGAACGAGTTAGTGTTGATAATCTGACAAAAGAACGAACTATCATTCGTCAGATGCGTGAAGCGTACGAAGGTAAAGAAGCGAAACCACTAATGCCACTTCAATTTGCAGGACTGATTATGGAAGGTGGCATCATTGGTTATGATTCAGGATCTGAATCAGGTGGTGCAGCACATAGATTCCTTGGTATTGGTTCTCAAACTCAATACTCAAAAGACACAGTAACAGTATCACTCAGAGCAGTATCTGTAAATACAGGTAAGGTGTTGGTGGCAGTTACAGTTCAAAAAGTTGTATACTCTACAGCTGATTCTGTGGCTGTGTTGAAATTTTTAAAGAATGGTACAGAAGCATTTGAAGCTGAAGCGGGATTAACTATCAATGAGCCAGGAACTCTAGCTGTGAAAGCCACTGTTGAAGCTGCAGTTGTTGAAATGATTAAAGAGGGTGAGCGAAAAGGTGTTTGGGATTATAAAAAAATTGAACCAAGCAATGTAATAAAATTTCCAGCGGAAACGCCACCTGTTTTATCACCAATAATTCAATATCCTGCCCCAAAGGAAATAAAAAAATAAATTTATAAGCCCAATTGATAGTAGTAGTGAATGGGCGATTATACTAAAGGAGAATAACAGGTACGAAACCTAAGGAGATTAACTAGGGTACAGATTGTTTGTGTTAAATTGCAAACTGCGTCTGCCAACTTAGTTTAGAAAAAAAAGATGGTACTAAGAATGAAAGGAAATGGCAGTATTCCGAGAAAATTTACTGCAATTCTAACATTGACTGCAATGTCGATGTCGGGATATGCTGCGGATAACAGCATATACATTGATCAGGCTGGTGATAACAGCACGATCACAATCACCCAAGATGGTGCTGGTAACACGGTAAGAGGTTTACCTGGAATTGGTACTAGTAGTCAAACCCCTGCTAAGATATGGGGTGATAACAATACCGTAGTTATCGATCAAATTGGTAGTGGTAACATGTTAAGATTCGGTATTGCAACTACAACTGGTGGAAATGGGTCACCTAGTATTCGTTATAGCGTAACTGGTAATAATGCTGATGCTACGATCAAAAGTATGAATCCAGGATTTGCTGCGGATAGTCCTATTATTGATGTTCAACAATTTGGTAACTTTGCTTTCTTGAATATTAACCAAGTTGGAACTGGACCAAATAATCGTATTACTGCACTTCAATCTGGTGGTGGTTATAATAGTTTAACAATAAACCAAGACAGCAATGCTACATCAACAGTTGATGTAAACCAAACTGGTGGTGGTGGAAATACAACTACTATTAATCAAAGTCAAGGATTAAATACAGCTTCACTGATAACAGTTGGTGCATCTAATACAACTACTATTAACCAAACTGGTGATAACCAAGCAACAATCAATATTACTGGATCTGGTAACACAACTGCACTAACACAGGCTAATGTAACTGGTGGTAATAACATATTTAATTACACTGGTGTCGGTTCAGGTAATAGTGTGACAGTTCTCCAGAACAAGTAGTATGAAATATCTTATATTATGTTTCTTGATGGCTGGTTTTACAAATTGTAGTAAGGTTCAAGCTGCAGTAGGTAAAATTACAGAGCAAGTAAACTCACCACCTTCAATCCAAAGAGATAAAGAAACCCTCTCTGGTGCGAAGGGCATTGGTGTTGAAATGAACGACGCAATTAAAACAACTCGTGGTAAAGTTGGTATCACATTTGCAGATGACACCAAAGTAGAGATAAATGAAAACTCTAGATTGGTCATTGATGACTTTGTCTACGATCCAAAAGCAAAGAGTGGTAAACTAGCAATGAAAGTTGCACTGGGTACTGTTCGTTACGCATCTGGGCAAATCGCCCACAACAATAATCAGAATGTAAATATTAATACACCAACTGCCACTGTTGCAGTTCGTGGTACTGACTTTACTGCAACTGTAGATGAAGTGGGTGCTTCAACAGTTATCCTGCTGCCTACTTGTCCTGGAAATAAAATTCCAGTTGATGTGGCAAAAGATTGCTATACTGGAATTATTGATGTCATTACCGATGGTGGTATAGTTACACTGACTAAACCATTTGAAGCAACGAAAGTATACGATCGTTCAATTGCTCCAATGAGACCAGTTATTCTTAATCTTGGTTTTGATATGTTGAACAACATGCTTATTGTTGCTCCACCAAAAGAAATTAAGAAACAAGAAGAACAAACAAAAATGACTCAAACTGGGGCATTGAGTGTTGATTTCTTAAAAGAGACTTCACTAGTCAATGCTCTTGACCAATCTCAAAAAGAAGTATTTCAAGATAAACTTTCAAGAAACTTACTAGATCAAAATTATTTGGCCAATGTGTTAGATATTATAAATGCTCAGATGGCTGCACAACTTGATATGTTAAACAATACTAAATCTGGTTTGTTACCAGATTACATAGCAACGACAGGAGTTGTGGCAGAGGTTGACGACAACAATGTAACTTTATTCAGAGATGATGGAAGTAATAAACAAAGCGTAACTACTCCAAAGAATCAGAACTCAAGAATAGTTCAACAACAGGGATCTATTGAAGTAATCAATCGAGTAAACAATGGTGGTACTACTGTAATTACATTGAGGCAAAACTAATGTGGAATAATCACGAAGTCAATCATAAGTATGGCGAGTCGAGTAGAAATCGCAGAAAAGCGATTGAGGCTGAAAATAAAAAAAATTTTATAATTGGGTGTCTTATGGTCGGAATCCCTTTTCTAATATTTTTTATTTTAGTATTCACTACTAAAAAAGTATTTGCTGCAGATAATTCAGTAATTATAGATCAAGTTGGTAATTACAATACTGTTTATATTTCCCAAGAGGGTTCTGGCCACAAAGCAAAAGTGGTTTTAGGAGCAGTTAGTAATGTAGATAATACATCAATTGCTATTGATCAAAAAGACTCTGGTCCCAAATTTACTTCTATTCGTTTAGACTCTGGTGTAAACAATGGAGTTAATATACTCCAACAAGGTTCTGGTAGCCACTCATCAATAATAAATCTAACTGGTTCTGCAAACAACATAAATTTAGATCAGAATGGTGCTGGTAATCATACATTTAACATAGTGGCTGGTACTGGTACCATAAACAATGGTAATACTGTAAATGCACTTCAGTCTGGTGGAGTTGGGGCTGATAAATGGTTCCAAGTTAATTTAAGTGGAGCCAATGGAGCAACAGTTAATATTCAACAAACAAATCCAACTCAAGCGAGTCAAGGATCTATGAACATACAATGTTCGTCAAATTGCGGTACATGGTCATACATTAGGAACTAAATAGAAAACAACAATAAGGAAATGAAATGAAATTAGTACTCTCGTTATTCTTAGTAATAACATCCATATCAGCAAATGCATGGACACAAAGACCACCACTGCCAATTCAAGCATGTCAACCTCATGCACCATATGGATTTCCGCAAGCGCAGGGTGTTCAACCTATCTGTCGTCAAGCATATTTGGTAGGCTATGATGCTCCTGCAAAACTTCCAAGGTTCGTAACTTATGAACTTATTCCTCAGAATGCTCTTGGCTGCGTTGCTCGGACTAATGCTTTCACAGCTGATCAGTCTGTTGTTGGTGGTGCTGTACCAGATGACTATGCTGGAACTGGCTATGATAAAGGGCATATGAGTCCTGATGGAGATCTCTCTTGGGATCAACAGGTAGAGTACGAATCATTCTTAATGACGAACATGTCGCCACAAGCTGGTTCATTAAATCGTGGTATATGGAAATTGCTAGAAACATCTATTCGTGGATGGGTCGTTCAAAGAAACCAATCGTATACAATTTATGTTGGTGGTATCTATAATGCAACTGACAAACGAATCGGTAATGGAGTAATTGTACCACACGCATTCTACAAAATCGTTATCAACAATCAAACAAATGAAGTAGCTGGTTGGACATTTCCACACACTGCTCCATATCCAAATTTAGGTAATGACCTGACAGCGTTCCGTCAGCCTATTGCCACCATTGAGAAACAAGCTGGTGTTAAATTTGCTTACCCAGTCCAAGCCAAAGAAGTCCAACCTGGACAAGAGTGGCCAGTTGATTATGGTGCATTAACAAATGCGAAAAGAGCAAAATGCGGTAAAGCCGAGTAACTTAGGAGACTTAAATGTTAGATACACTACTATGGATAGCAGTTGGTGCTTTTGTTGGTTGGAATTTCCCACAACCTTTTTGGGCTGTGGCAATCCAAGCAAAAATTAAATCGATGATCGCAAAATAATGGCTTACTCTGATCGAGTTATTGATCACTATGAGAACCCACGAAATGTGGGTTCTTTCTCGAAAGATGATCCAAATATTGGCACTGGTATGGTCGGTGCACCTGCGTGTGGTGATGTAATGAAACTTCAAATTAAAGTAGAAGATGGTATTATTACAGACGCCAAATTTAAAACATATGGCTGTGGCTCGGCTATTGCATCAAGTTCACTTGTAACTGAATGGGTAAAAGGTAAGACACTTGACCAAGCAGCACAAATTAAAAATAGTGAGATTGCTAATGAACTTGCTCTTCCACCAGTTAAGATTCACTGCTCTATACTTGCAGAAGATGCAATTAAAGCAGCGATACACGACTATCAATTAAAATGTGAGTGCTCATGATTACCATAACAGAATCCGCAAAAAAACAAATTGATGAAATCCTAATGGATGATGTATCAATGAAATATGTAAGAGCATTTATCTCTGGTGGTGGTTGCTCTGGTTTCAACTATGGATTTACACTTGAGCACGATAAAGAAGAAGATGACATCGTTATTGATAATCTTGTAGTTGACGCCATGAGTATGCAGTATTTTGATAATGCTACTATTGATTTTACAAGCGACAAACTAAAAGGTTCACAGTTTGTTATCTCTAACCCTAATGCTAAGTCCACTTGTGGATGCGGGAGTTCATTTAGCGTATGAAAAAACTTTTACTTATAGTAGTAATTGCTTTATCTGGATGTTCTCTCATCCTACCGAGAGCCCACGATCCAGCATTGTTTGATGGTTTGGTATCAGTTAAAATTGCAGTGGATAAATTAACTTGCGAATCAAAAGACTTAACCGCATGGCAAAGTGCTTCAGATAAAATTCATCATCTAGCTGTGTACGCAGATCTTAGAAAAGATCCACAGGCACAATCATTTATCGAACTACAAGAAGCAGTCGGTAAAGCAAGAGATTCAAAGAGTAATGTATTCTGTGAGAATATTCTTAAGATAAACAGAACTCGCATCGATGTTGCAGCTGATGCATGGAGAGGACGATAATGTTAGAAAAACTAAGAGAAGTCGCAGGAATGGGTGGACCAGCATCAGTTCTGGCCAATGAATTATTAGTTATCCGTGAACAGTATGAATCACAAGAATTAACATTAGAAGAATATCAATACCTAGTTACACAGATAGCGCAAGTGCGTGCTGCTCAGGATTTATCCAATGATGAGCAAGCATGTCGTTATATTATTGCAGCAGCTCAAGCATTAGCCTTGTTCGTGTAATGAAATATAAAACGATATTCATAAGTGATGTTCACTTAGGTACTCGTGATTGTCAAGCAAATAAATTAAATAATTTTTTAAAACATAACACCTGTGAGACGCTATATCTTGTAGGTGATATTATTGATGCTTGGAAAATCCAGCAGAATAAGTGGCGATGGAAACAACCACATACTAATGTGGTTCGTCGCATTCTTGGACATGCAAAACGAGGGACAAGAGTAGTTTATGTAGCAGGCAATCATGATGAATTCTTAAGACCGATGATCCCATACGGATTCTCTTTTGGTCTAATTGAAATCCGAAATCAAACAGAACATATTGGCATCGATGGTAAACATTACCTAGTTACCCATGGTGACCTTTTTGATGGTATTACTCGACTTGCCCCATGGCTTGCATTTTTAGGTGACAAGTTATACGATTTAGTTTTAGATTGGAATAGTAGATTCAATTGGATTAGACATAAACTAGGATTTGGTTATTGGTCTTTGTCTAAATACCTAAAACATAAAGTAAAAAAAGCAAGTGACTTTATGTTCCAATTTGAACGCAATCTTGCAGGTTATTGCAAGAAACGAGGTTATGATGGAGTTATCTGTGGGCACATTCACCACGCAGAAATCAAAGAAATAGATGGTATAATCTATATGAATGACGGTGATTGGGTCGAATCCTGCACTGCTCTCGTTGAACATTATGATGGGAAATGGGAAATAATAACTTGGACAAAGGAGAACGATAATGAAAGTCCAAAAGATAGTAAAGAAAATGTATCAGGCAATTTTGAGTCATGATATAAAACAAGAAAAGAAGTTGTGGTTTAAAGCACTAAAGAAATCACTAAAACATAAACATACTCAAGTAGTTCGATGACTAAAAAGATTTTAATTGTAACGGATAACTTACCAGATCAAATCAATGGAGTCGTTACCACTTACAAAAATATTGAAGCGTGTGCGATTCGGGATGGTTATACTGTTGATTATCTTGATCCCAGCAGGTTCCGCTATTTTGATTGCCCTCGCTACAACGAAGTCAAGATTACCCTTCCATGGTCGGTGGGCAAGAAGATTAAGGCGATCAATCCAGATCATATCCATATCGCCACAGAAGGTACTTTGGGTTTGTGGGCTAGAGCATATCTTTCAAAATGTAATATTAGGCACAATACTGCTTATCATACTAAGTTTCCTGAGGGACTTAAAACCTTATTTGGGATTCCTGAATTTATAACATGGAGATTCGTTCGTTGGTTTCACAAACATAGTGGTAAGGTATTGACCACTACAGATACAATGGTTAAAGATTTGAAAGAACATGGGTTTGATGGAGATGTTGTTTCTTGGACTCGTGGTGTTGACAGAGAAATATTTAATCCATCTCATCGTGGTGAAACGGTAGCTGGTAAACCTATACTTGTTTGTGTTGCTCGTGTAAGTAAAGAAAAGAATTTAGAAAAGTTTTTTGAATTAGATTATCCAAACGCTACTAAGATTATGGTTGGTGATGGACCGATGCTTGAAACATACAAGAAACAATATCCCGATGTAATTTTCACTGGATTTAAAACTGGTAAAGATTTGGCAGAGTATTATGCAAATGCCGATGTATTTGTATTCCCTTCTCGCTGGGAAACATTCGGTATCGTTATGATTGAAGCAATGGCTTGCGGTACACCAGTTGCAGCATTTCCATGCGATGGACCAATGGATGTTATTGATGTTGGTGTCACTGGACATATGAGTGAAGATTTAAAAGAGAGTATCGATATCTGTTTGAGTTATGATAGAGAACGAGTTTTGCAAGGCAGTCAACGCTGGTCTTGGGAAAATGCTTGGAAAATATTTAAAGAAAATCTAAAATGAAAACCCTTGCACTGTTTATGCGCCATCCAGAATGTTCCAAGGATTGTGCATATGCAATGGTACATGCATTATCATCTGAGTACCAGATAAGAATATTCGAAGAGAAGGAGTTAGATGATGATACTTTCTTTCACAATCTTGATGTTATTGCTTTTCCTGGTGGGATTGGGGATAGCGACTCGTATCCTAATTTCTTCACTAGAACCAGAGCGAATCGAATCGCCGAGTTCATATCAAGTGGTGGTCACTATCTTGGCATTTGCATGGGTGCTTATTGGGCTGGAAAGCGTTATTTCGATATACTTGATGGTGTTGACCCTGTTCAATATATAAAACAACCAAACGCAGATATTAAAAGAAGCTACGGAACAGTAGCTTCAGTCACATGGAAAGACCAACAAGAGAAAATGTATTTCTATGATGGCTGTGCATTAATTGGTGATGAATCAAAATTTAAAGTTATTGCTCGCTACGCAAACAATGACCCCATGGCAATTATACAGGGTAGGATAGGTTTGATTGGTTGTCA